CCGATCAGCCCGAAGATCTACTCCTCTGCCGCCGGGGAAGACGTACTCCCGTATCAGACGGTAGTCACGCTGCCCGTAAATGGTGCCGCGATTACGGTCGTCACGGGAGCTGAGGGGACGACTCACCTGCAGAATCTGGCGTTCCACCCCGACTGCTTTGCCCTGACCATGGTTCCGTTCAAGAAACCGAAGAGCGCAGGCAGCAGCATCATGTGGGGTCAGGCATCGGATAAACAGCTCGGGTTGAGCATCACGGTTGCGACCGCGTTCGACATCGACGCCTATTCCGAGGCCACTCGCCTTGACGTGCTGTACGGCTGGGATACGGTCCGGCCCGAACTCGGGGTGAGGATTACAGGGTAACCCGTAGTCCGTGACGCGTAACCCCGGCCAGATAACCCCGGCTCGTAGTCCGTGACGCGTAACCCGTAACGGGTAACCCCGGCTCGATAATCGCGGGAGGATAACCCCCGCCTCCCGCTTCTTTTTTTTTCTTTCCTGGTAGCTTCATTTTCTGTGCCAGCTTGACGCTGTGCGTTGTGCGTTGGGGGTGTGCGGGGGGTGTGTGGGGTACCAGGGGGGGGGGGAGGATTACCCGTTACCCAAAGACCAAAACCCATTACCCATTAACCAAAAAGGAGAACGAAATGGACTCAACCGACAATTACCGCATCGCGCCGACCTGGCTCCACCGAAAGGGGGAGGCTCGCCTCTTCACCACGCAAGAGGAAGTGGACGAAGCGTGGGGGGAGGGGTGGTTTGGACCTCCCTGGCTAAACAATGACGATCTTCTCCTCGGCAGCAAGGATTTCGAGGAAGAATTCCGGACCAAAGCTGGACTCGTCCGTGCCGTAAAGGAAGACCCGAGGTATGCGGGTCTCGAACTCAACCCGAGGAATACCGTGGAAGACTTGATGAGTGACGTTATCGCGCATGAAATCGTCGTCGGGTTGCGTGCGGGGGGTGAGGACTCGGACGCGGGTGCGGACGCGGGTGAGGAGGAATAATGGCCAGTAGCAGCGCCAACGACATTATCGAGCGGGCCTTGGTGAAGCTCGGGGTATTCCATCCGGGAGAGGCAATTCCCGCTTCGGTTCAAGCTCAGGTCTTCGCGGAACTCAACGACATGCTGGAGCGATGGACGCTGGAGCGGCTAATGGTTCCCGCTGACGTCTTGGAGTCTTTCTCCCTCACGCCTGGGAAGGCGGATTACACGTACGGGACAGGAGGAGACTTCGATTCCCCCGCCCCCGACTCCATCCTCCCTGGCGCGTTCATCCGGTCCGGCGCCACAGATTTCCCGCTCCACCGGGTGACGCTCGACACGTATCGCGCCCGGCCCACCAAGGACACGGGGGCCAGGCCGGAGATCTTCGCGGTCAACCCGACCCCTGATCTCCACCAGATTTGGTTTTGGCCCGCTCCCACTGCAGCGGACGACGTGCACTTTCGCGTCCGCAAGCAGCTCACGTCTTTCCCGGATCGGACGACCGACGTCAGTCTCCCCAAGGGGTTTCGCGGGGGGATCGTGTCCAACTTGGCTATCGAGGTGAGCTCCAATTTCGGGAAGAAGGTGGGCCAGGGGCTCGCGGTTCAGGCCATAGGATTCACCCGCTCGATCAAGCATGCGAACCGGGTCTCGGGCTACCCGATGCGCACCGACCTTGGAGCTATGACAGGGAATGCCCGCAGCCCGAGATTCAACTCGGGACCGTTTGTGTGAGACCCGCAGGGGGAGACCCGTAAGGGGAAATGAGTCGCACTCGATGGGCGCAAAGGAGGGAATTATGGATAACGCAACCGCAACGGAATACAAAGAACCAAATTGCGTGGGAAAGGACGGGAAGAAGTGAAGCTAAAGATCCCATTTACCGGACCGACCTACCAGTCCGATTCGGTCTTCCTCTCGAACCAGATCTGCCGCAACTTCTACCTTCGCCCGTATCCCGAGATGGGCCAGGGGGCTATGGCCCTCTTCGGAACTCCGGGGCTGGTCGAGTGGTGCGACTTGGGGGTGGCGAGTAGGGTCCGAGGTATCCTCTCGTTCGACTCTTACCTTTATGCCGTCGCGGGGGGCAAGCTCTTTCGCGTAACCACCGATGGTATTGCACAGGAGTTGGGGTCTCTCGACACCACTGCGGGCACCATCAGTATGGCAACCAACGGGCTGGATCTGATTATCATCGATGAGTTTTTCGGTTATATATGGGATTTCGGGGCTGAGACTTTCGCCAAGATAACCGACCCCAACTTCCCTCCCTGCCAGAGTGTAGTCCAAATTGACGGCTACTACCTTGTCCCGAAGCGAGACACGGGTCAGATATGGCGATCCGACTACAATGACGGTTCGACCTGGGGCGGACTCGCGTTCGACTCGGCGGGGGCCGATCCCGACGACGTTCTCGCGATTCAAGTCTCCAACCGTGACGTGTACACGATAGGGGAGCGGACGACCCAAATCTGGGTGAACACCGGGGCGGCAGTCTTCAATTTCCAATCCATTCAGGGAGCATTCATAGAGAAGGGGTCCGTCTCTCCTTTTGCCTCTTGCGTGGGGAATAACGCAGTCTATTTCGTCTCGCGGGACTACAACGGGCAGGGCGAGGTCGTCCAAGTGGTCTCCCGTCTCGCAAAGGTCATCTCTACTCCCGCCATCACCCGCCAGATTCAGTCTTGGGGTGACCTCGGGGATGTTCAGCTCTTCTCCTACGAGCAGAAGGGTCACACACATATCGTCGTAATGTCTCCGAACGCCAGAGAGACGCTCGTGTTTGACTCGACAACCGGACAGTGGCACGAGCGGTCCTCACGCTTCCTTGATGGTACGGAGATGGTAAACGGGCAATGGCGCGTGACCTCCCATACTTTCTTCGCTCGAGCCTCCCGGCATGTCGTGGGGGACATGGGGAACGGGAAGCTCTACACGCTGGACCCCGACGCGTACGACGAGGACGGGGAGGAGATGATATCGGTTCGCCGGACTCCAATCTTTCGCTCGAATCAGGAGCGGATAACGATTCACGAGCTACAGGTCGTTACGGAACCTGGGGTGGGACTCGTGACGGGAGAGGTGCAGGACGTAAGCCCGCAGGGGATTCTCCGTTGGTCGCGAGACGGGGGTCGGAGGTGGTCCGCCGGGGAGGACATTCCTCTCGGGCCGATCGGGGAGACGGAAAACAGGGCGCGGGTCATCCAACTCGGGCAAGGGGATAACTGGGTATTCGAGCTGGCTATCTCAGCCCGAGTGAAGCGGGTGATCAAGGATGCCATAGCGGAAGTAGAGAGGGATACATGAGTTTAGGCCTACCATCACTCCCGAAAACCGAAATGTTTATCGGAGGGATAATGTCCATGGAGTGGCAGGAGTTCTTCCGCCTGCTGTTCGAGCGTGTCGGGGGGTACGAAGATTTGCCCGACAATGAGTTGCTGACGATAGATGAGGAACACAGGGTAACATTTACCTGGGATGGAACTGTCGTCGGAGTATGGATTGACGGAGTGTTTGTGAAGAATATATAATGTAGAACCCCGGGGAAGGGGTCATGGGAGGAGGATGGAATGGAAGCGGAACTGAGGAGCAGAGGGGGCCGAATTAGGCTCGCGAGGATCGACGATATCCCGCGCATACTGCAGATGGCTTACGGGTTTCACGAGGATGCGATTCGACCGTTGGGTCTGGGGTATTCCCCCGCAGACTTCGGGGCCTATCTCGTATTCCTCATCCAGTCCCCGATCGCATCCGTCTTCGTCCTTGAGGGGGACCTTGAGGGGGACCTTGAGGGGGACCTTGAGGGGAGGGGAATCCAGGGAACGATAGCGGGTCTGATCTCCCCATGGTTCATGCAGGGGTCGGACGTCATCCTCACGGAGCAGTGGGTGTGGGTGGAACCTGAAGCTCGTGGGGGCGGGGCATTCTCCCGTCTCCTGGAAGCCCTGACCCAATGGGGGGTCGGACTCGGGGCCACCAAGCTCTGCATGGTCGCGATTGGGAGCGGGACCGAGGAGCAGGTGCGGGAGTTCTATGCCCGAAGGGGCTTCACCTACATGGAAACGCACTTCATCAAAGACTTGAGCTTAGGATCGGGCGCGAGGACGGGTCCGGGATCGGGCGTGAGGGAGGAGGAATAATGGCTATCGGAACAGCAGCAGCATTAATCGGTGGGGCAGCTTTGGGGGCTGGAGGTTCTATTCTGGCCGCGGATAAGCAATCGAGCGCGGTCAGCTCCGCAGCATCTTCTCAGGCTCAAGCCACCTTGGCTTCGACTCAGATGCAGCTCGATTTCCTTCGCGAGAACCGCGCGGACATCGCGGAGGCAGTGGAGGCGGGGCGTATCGATCTGAATCGGGGGTTCAATCTCGCGATGAGAGAGATACGTAAGGGGTACAATAAAGCGATAAACAGTACAAGACGGGGGTACGGGGCAGCGATTAAGGATGTGAACCAGGGATACAATAAGGCGATAAAATTCTCGGATAGGGGGTATAATCGTGCAATAGCGGAGTTGAATCCTTTAACGGGTCTCCAGGAGTACAATCAGGCTCGCGGACTCCTCGAGGACCCATCCTCGCTTGCCGAGCGTCCGTCCTACCAGTTCCAATTTGACCAGGGAATAGAGGCTATGCAGGGGGCCTTCTCGCGAGGGTCCGGGGGCGGTCTGTCCGGACGTGGAATCCAATCGGCACAGGAGTTTGGACAGAACCTGGCATCCACCGCGCTTGATGCAGAATTGAATCGACTTTTCCCATTCATCAATACGGCAGTTCAGGCTCGTGCGAATACAGCTAACCTTGAGGTGGGCAGGGGGACAGACCGGGCAAACCTACAGACCGGCAGGGCTACTAGTCTTTCGAATCTTGAGGTGGGCAGGGGGACAGGACTTGCAAACTTACGGACCAATAGGGCCGCAAACCTTGCAAATATGCAGGTTGGTAGGGGGTCGGCAATGGCCAATCTGACACTCGGAGGGGCTACAGGCCAGGCCAACGTCTCCGGTCAGTATGCGCCGGGAATTGCCGCCGGGATCCAACAGCAGGGAACAATTCAGGCGAACCAGGCGATCCAGGGAGCCAATGTCCAAACTGGACTCTACTCCAATCTGGCCAACGTGGGGACTCAATTCATGAATACGGCAGCCACCAACCCCGGCCTATTCAGCTCTCCCGCTTCGACTCCCCAACCGTACAACCCGTGGGTCACGGTTCAAAACCCGTTGGGTCTCACTCCCGGCCAGGGACTATAAGGAGGAATTATGCCGACTTTACCGCAGTTACAGCAGTTTCAAGTCCCAAATTACGCAGCGGACCTTCTCACTAAGCAGACCACGGCCCAGCTCGCACAGACAGCCCGGCAGAAGGTGCAAAACGAAGCCGCCCTCGAGATGCAAAAGCTGGGCTTGAGGAACCGCGAGATTGGAGTCTCGGAGGGGAGACTGGGGCTGGATATCCAGAAGCAGCAGGCTGAAGTCGCCAAGCTCCAACGGGAACAGGCAATCGACGCCAACGAGTTCGCGCTCAACCTCCTGACGGGGGTCAACTCCGAGGAGGACCTCTCGATTGCCAAACGTCAGTTTCTCTCCCGTTACCCGGAGCACCTCCAGATGGTGAATCAAGTCCTCCCGTCTTATACCCCGACTTCAGTCCGCCTTATCCGCAACTCGCTACGGGACGAGACCACACGCCTGAAGCAAGAGGAGCTCGCCTTCTCCCAGGCGATGGACGTCGGGAGATTCGGGCTGGAGAGGAGAGAGCAACAGCTCGACGAGCGGAAGCAGACCTTCGAGGAGACGAGGCCGAGGGGCTACGCTCCCGGAACCCTCATCAAGACTCCAGGGGGGACGGATCAGCAAGTTCCCACGGCTCCACCCAAACCCGACTTCGAACTCTTCACGGATTCGGAGGGGAACCAGGCGTATCTCGCAAAGGGCGCAAGTGTCCCGTCGGGATGGACCCGCGTGGATAAGCGTACCGGTCCTGCCGTCAACGTGTATACGGGGGACTTGGCCCGCACGACTCGCACCAAGGTGGAGTCCGAGATCATCGAGGGGGTGAAGAATGTCCAGTCCTTCCGCAAGACGGGGGAGATGTTCAAGGATGAGTACCTGGAGGTAATGGGTAAAGGGAAAAAGAAGGCGGCTGAGATTATGGACAAGGCCGGAGTCTCGACGGAAGATCAGAGGAAGTACATCAACGAGTACGCCCAGTGGTTCCGCCAGGCCAAGTCCGACTTCCTTGCCTACCGTAAGTGGGTGACGGGTGTCGCGGGAGGGGAGAAGGAGATGCAAGAGATTGCCACTGCCTTCCCCGATCCGGTGAACAACAGTCCCGAGCAGTACAAGGCGAACCTGAAGTCAATCGAGGAGACGACGAAGCGGGTACTCCAGCTGAATGCAGACTTCCTCCGCCTCGGGATCGACATGGACCAGCCTCTATCCGTTGTGCTGGAGCAGGCGAAGGAGAAGGGGTTTGACCAGTTGCCACCCGGAACCCCCCAGGTCATCCGCTACACCCGTGACGCCAACGGAAATCTTGTTCGAGAGGAGGAGGTCAGATGATGGAGCGAATGGGACCACGAGAGGAGGAGGTCAGATGAAGAAGGTAGTAGGTCCAGAGGGTCAGGAGTTTGAGTTCCCGGATGACGTAACGCAAGAGGAGATAGACTCCGTGGTCCAGCGGGAGCTTGGGTCTCAAGACGCGGGCGGAATCCCCGACCCCACCTTTGGGGGGCCTGGCTCCGTAGCCGCTCTTGACCCCGCTTCTGCAGCTCAGACCGAGAAGGGGGCCTCGATGGGGAGGGCAATCGCACTCGAAGCTCCACAGACTCTCGGAGGGGTAGCGGGGGGCCTGACCGCAGCCACCGGCCTGACCGCTGGGAGTCCCGTTATCCTGCCGCTCGCAGTGGGTGCCGGCGTTGGAGGAGCTTTCGGGGAGTCCATGAAGCAAATCGGACAGCACCTCTCGGGTTCGCTCGACGCACCCAAGACTTCAACGGAAGCGGCCAAACGGATAGGGGAGGCGGCTTTAACCGAAGCGGGGTTCGAGATGGTTGGGGGGTTGGTGGCCAAGGGATTCGGGAAGATCCTCGCCCCGTTTCGCAAGGAGACGATCCCTGGGCTTACCGAAGCCGCAGATCGGTTCAAGAATCAGATTAAGCCAGTCCTCCTCCCCTCCGAGGCCACCGAGTCTCGAGTCTTGGATATCCTCGGGAACATTAGCGAGTCGAGCCTCATCGGGGGAAACGCGATAGCCAAATTCAAGACCAAACGGGGGGAATTCTTCGACGATTTCGCGGACAGTATGATTGACCAATTCGGGCAACGGGTAAGCCCGGACGAGTTGGGGTCTCTGTTCGTCACGGCACTCGAAGCGAAACGGAAAGTCCACAAGGAAGCGGCAGACGTGCTGTACAATAACGTGCAGGCCCTCATCCCTCCCGACGAGATAGTGAAGCGGACTGAAGTGAAGCTGGTCCCCACGGGCATCGCCGACGAGTATGGGAATCCGATAACGAGGACGGTTGAGAAGGAAGTGGAGGAGGTAATCCCGGGCTTCCGCATCCCCACCCGTAGCCTGCGCGACTTCTCGTCCAAGGTCCGCGTGCATTCCACGGAGCTCGGGGGAATAGAGGCGAAGAACGCGGGGGACGACCTGATGGATGCGATCAATGGGTTACCCGAGGGACTTTCCTTCCAGGAGGCGAAAGAGTTACGCTCGCGACTCATCAGTCGAATCGATGAGTTCAGCGTCATAAACAAGAAGGCTCCGGCAATCGGGAAGGCGAAAAAGCTCGTAAGCCTGTTGGACAAGCAGATGGCAGACTCACTTCGGGGACTGAAGGCTCCGGGGGTGCGGGCCGCTAGTGGAGAAAATAAACTATATCATGGAACCAACAAGACTCTCAAGTCCGGCAAGGATATGGACAAGGGACATAGAGGGTACTTCTTAACTGAAGACCCAAAGGTAGCATCCAAATTCGGCTCCAACGTGTATGAGGCTTCAGTAGACGGACTGAAAACCTTCGACGCCCGAGACCCCGAACACTTGAATAGATTCTTGGATGAGTGGAACAGGAAAGGGTATACGTATTACAGAAATCCGAAGATGCTTGCAGAGACCGGAAATCATGCCTTCTACGAAGACTGGAAGGTTAAGGCTACCCTGGAAGACCTGGGGTACAACGCTAATTGGCAACTGGAGGATAAGGCAAATACGATAAGGGTTTTTAGTAGAAAATCTATTAAGGAGTTTAAGAAGCCCACACCCGCCACCCCCCAGCAGACTCCCTACGAAGCCTGGCGCATCGCGAATCGCTTCTACCGCGAGGGCCAGGAGAAGTACAACAACACACTCCTTCGTCGCCTCGTGAAGCTCGCGGATGACACGGGTACTGGAGCGGAGAACATAGCCCCCGCAATCTTCAAGCCGGGCCAAGTCTCCAAGGTCCGCAAGGTGAAGCGCGCTCTCGGGGAAGGGTCGGACGAGTGGCGCAACCTGAAGGGCTTCTTCATCCAACATCTGCTCTCCAAGTCAACCGACGTGAACGGGAACCTGGTCGGCAAGCGCATCATCAACAACATGAGCGGAAAACCTAACTCGTTTGGTATGCCAGTCCTCACTGAAGTCTTCACCGGGCCGCAGATTCGTGCGCTGGAGGATTTCGGCCGCGTGCTCCAAGCGACTCAAGCCAGCCAGGGAGAGGGAGCAGGCCGCATGCTCATTCAGCTTGCGCAGGGTACTGCCGTGGGCCGCATCCTACTCGCGGGGGCCATCGAACCGGCAACCGCCACTGTCATCCTCGGACCTCCCCTCCTCTCCAAGATGATGCTCAACCCGAAGACCGCAAAACTTTTGACTGAGGGAATCAGCACCCCCGCCGGGTCCGAGGCCGCGGCCGGTCTCCTCTCGCGCATCGTTGCCGCATCCGAGAGAGTAAAGGAGCGAACCAGGGGGGAGGGGGAATAATTCAAAACCAGGGGAAGGAGGACTCGATGCCAGAGGGGTGCGAGATCCAATGAAGGGAAAGGAGGACTCGATACCAGAGAAGATTAACGGGAAAAAGTTGACGAAGAAAGAGCACCGGCAGTGGAAGAAGGTAAAGGAGAAAGCCGGGCCGGCCGCCGCAACCGCTGCAGTAAAGAAAGGAAGATCCAAGGGGAAGGGGGCCAAATGATGAGGGGGATCCAAGAGGAGGAAAGCCAGATGAGGAGTGAAGATTGGAGTGGTGAAGGTAGGAGGCACGGAGACGTATGCCCGGATCACAGCGGAATCTTCGCGCGAATTAAGAGTCTGGAGGCCCGCGGGGAGAGATGGGATTCGGCCCTGGAATCCGTCGTTAACAAGATAAACGTGATTCTCGGGAGCGTTCTCGTTTGCGCTCTGGGGATTATTGGTAATTTAATCGTCCGAATTGTGAGGTGACCCGCGAGGTGACACCCAAATTGTGAGGTAACATGAGCGTAGGATTAACACAGACCCCCAAGTTTACCGCCTTGGACTCCAACGGGAATCCGTGGGCAGGGGCTAAACTTTACACGTACGAAACGGGGACAACGACACCCAAGACGTCTTGGACCGACGCCACGAGGGCGACTCCGAACCTAAATCCCATAATCCTCGACAGCTACGGGCAAGCCGATGTCTGGATCGATTCGGTTGGCGGTAATTACCGGCTGAAGCTCGTGGACCCGGAGGGAAACACGATATGGACCGTGGATGAGGTGGAGGGGAAACTGGGTGTAGTGACTGCTGGATTGGATCCGGGAGACGTTCTGCAGGTGGACCAGGCCGAGGCGAGTACGGCAACGGCTACGACGACAATCCTGGGGACAGCCACAACCAAGCATTTACTGACCGGGAACGTCACGATCACCGGGTTTACAGGAACAGCCGGGGTGACATACCATTGCCGGGCAGATGAAATATTTACTTTAACCCATCATGCAACAAACCTGATCATCACCCAGGGAGCTGCAAACATCACAACCGCTGCCGGGGATACTTTTGATGTGCAGATGATTACCGGGACAACGGCGAGGATTGTGAATTATGCCAGGGCTACCGGGCATCCCATTACACCCCCGACTGCTAACCGCAACCAGATTATCAATGGTGGCTTCTTTGTGAATCAACGGGGGTACGTTTCAGGGACGAATACAACTTCCGCTAATGAATACACCCTTGATAGATGGCGGGTTGTAACCAGTGAACAGAGTGTCACATGGACGGACTTAGGTGGCAAACGGACTGTAACGGTTCCCGCTGGTGGGGTGGAACAAGTGATTGAAGGTGCTTTTCTTCCTGCTGGGACTTATACGATATCCTGGGAAGGAACAGCTACGTGTGCCGTTGATGGGACAGCCAGAACGAACGGGGAAAGTTTCAGTGTTGCAGGTGGATCTAATGTCACTGTGAAGTTTTCTGACGGGACCGTGGCGAATGCTCAACTCGAAGCTGGCTCAGTGGCTACCCCTTTTGAGCAGAGGCCAATCGGGGTAGAGAGTAATTTATGCCATAGATATTACGTGCATACAATTCCAATAGGAGGCTCTGGGTATGCTACTGATTCCGGTCAAACCGGCCGGGCTACCGCTTCGACATCATTCCCTACAGAGATGCGGGTTGTTCCTACAATATCTTATACCAATGATGGAGGTAATATGAGTGGCAGCTTAGACGGTAGTACAGCAATAACGCTTCGTGGGTGTGTCGCCAATCAAACGGCAACTGATAGCGGGTCTGTGTATTGGAGTGGTAAAATAACGTGCGATGCAGAACTATAAGGAGACATTATGATACAAACAGTTCAAATAACTGGAAATGGGTACTTGGTGAACGGCTCGATGCATGTACCGAATGCCCCAGGGAACCGTCATTACCATGCGGTACAGGAATGGATCAAACAGGGTAACACCCCTGATCCTATCCCCGGCCCAACACCCGAAGAAATCCAGCGTAACCTCGCGGCTACCTTGGATCGACACATCGACTCCGTGGCCCAGGCCAAAGGATACGACAACCGGATCACCGCAAGTCTCCGTGCCGCCAACCCTAAGAGCAAGTGGTATTCCGAAGGTATTGCCTTCAGTGAATGGATGGACAACTGCTATGAAGTAAGTCTCTCGATTCTCAATGAAGTCAAAGAGGGAACCCGTGAGATACCAACTGAAACCGAATTACTGGCCGAATTACCAGAAATAGTTTGGCCCTAACCAGAGGCACCAGAACCTGTTGATGAAAAAGAAGCCCTGATCCGTCAGGAGATGCGGGAGATGGCGATTGAGAGATTGAAGGCTAAAGGTAAATTGAAAGGAGATATAAAATGACAACACTAATCACCCCCCAAACCGCCGAGGCCCAATCGGCCAGCATTGACATCAACATCGACAACAAACCCGTCACCCCTGCGGCATTTGCCCAAGGGAACTATCCCCAGGGGACCACGTTCCGGGTGATCGGCGGGGTGGTGGGTAGCGGGTAGCGGGTTACCCCCCTATCCCTTTCATGCTTCCCCATTTGGTTCCCGCCTTGAAGTCAACCTCCATGAGTACTAACATCTTATCCTTGACAGCGTTTTGCATGGTATTCCTCGCTACGGGAATAAACTCTTCCACCACTTCTTCCTCCACTTGGTATACTATATCATCGTGGATCTGGATAAGGGGTAGGACCTTGCCATTGAACCTTGAACTTCGATAGACCGGAACCAGATCTCCCATAGCCTGCTTGATCACTCCCTGGGCACCTGATTGTATTGGGTAGTTCCCCGCCTGCCGCTCCGCCTCGATTCGACTCCACCTGTTGGTTGACTTGATCCCCGGGATGTACCGAATTCGACCCCACATGTCGCGGACATACCCGTAACGCTTGGCGTATTCCCCGTTGGCCTTCATGTAGGCCGCAATCCCGTGGTAGATCTCGAACCAAGCCTTTATCATCTGACGGCAGTCGTCCAGCGAATGGATCGTGGAGCCCCCCGTCACCAGCTCCCTGTGCAACCCCTCAGCCGTTATGAGGTTCAGGATCCCGAATCCCACTCGTTTCGCGGGGTATCGATGCTTCTTCTCGTCGATTCGGGAGACGGGGATCCCAAACATCTCGCTGGCTGTGATCGAGTGTATGTCCTCTCCACCCCAGAAGATCTCCAGCATCTTCTCGTCCTTCGCTTCGCTTGCGGCCACTCTCATCTCAACTTGGCTGTAATCCCCACTGAGTAACACGCAACCCTCGGGGGCAACGTAGCAGTCCCGGACTCGACGGCCCTCAGCGGATCGGGTGGGTTGGGCCATCAGGTTGGGCTTGCTAGACGAAAGTCGCCCGGTCGCCACCCTCGTCATCCGGAGCGTCGTCCGGATTCGTCCGTCAGGGGAGATGAGCTTCGGAATCGCATCCGCGTAACTCGACTTCAGCTTCGCATACCCGCGCCAATCTATTATGTCCTGGACCACGGTATGAAGCGGGAGGTAACGCTTGAGTATGTCATCCGCCGTGGATTTCGCGCCTCCCTTCTTAGCCTTGTGCATCCCGCCCTTCTCGTGTAGCTTGAGCCTGTCATAGATCAACTCGGACATCTGGGGGGCTGAATTTGGGTTGAGTGTCACCCCCGGCATGTGGTGGCCCACGTTCAACTGTATTTTCCGTTGAAGCAGGTCCATCCGCCCCTGCAACCAATTCCCCAACTCCAGCAGGGCATCCAAGTCCACCGGCATTCCGTTCGCCATCATGTCCACGACCATGGGCATGGCCCGCATGTCCCGCTGGAGAGTCCCGTCCAGGCCCAGAGCTTCGATTCGAGCCGCGAGAAGAGGGTAAACCCGAATCGTAGCATCAGCGTCCCGTGCAGAGTAGAAGATTGCCTCCTCCTCGTCAATGTCGCACAGCTCCCCCTCCTGCATAGGACCGAGAAGCTCTTCCACCACTTCTTTTCCCTCTTTCACTGCCTTCCATGCATCCCACGGGTTTACGTTCTTCTCCTCCACCCCCTTCAGGATGCGGTTGATCTTGCGGGATATGTTCTGCGGCTGGCGGACGTGGGGTTCCCCTTTCTTCCACTCCAGGACTGGTTCCGGGTCGGGGTACTCCAAGCCCGCTGCCACCTCCAGGTACTCCATAGCCCTCTCCAGCGTTGCACCCGCAACCATCTCCGAGTAGGACGCCATCTTCATCCCGCAGTGGCGGAAAGCTAGAGGCTTGAGTCCCTGGGGTTCGTTCTGCAGAAGGTAGGCCATAACCATAGTGTCCACGGGATTTGCGGGTTCGATCCCGACTTGGCGCAAGACCGGGAGATCGTAGAGAGCGTTATGGATTACGGTCGTAACGTCTCGAGAGCCCAGGACGAGCTGAAGAGAGGCAAGCGAGGATGATTGGTCCGCCCCGATCACCCAGGCTGTTCCAGGGGCTATCGAGAGGCTAAGACACCACATCTGGCCTCGCGCCCACTCCGTGTCCACGGCCACGACCAGCCTGCCAGGCACCAAACCCTGCTCCTTGGCGTATAGCTGGATATGATCCGGGGAGAGGGGGAAGGTCGAGTGGTCTCCGATGACGTGGTAAGACTCGCGACCCTCATGATCGTCGGTTGGGGGGTAAGGGGCTATCTCCCCCTTCACCACCTTCCCCGCGAGCGCCATATCCGTATGGAACAGAATCATGGTCTCGGGGGAATGGAGTCCGGCTGCTGGATGGTACGTCGGGATGACGATCGTCTCGTGGCCCGCAACGGTTGCCGGGCGGGGGATTCCGTGAGTGAGTTCGACGTCGGTCGGGCCGAGGATCCAGCGGATGGCGGTCCGGCCCATAGCGATGATGAACTTGGGTTTCAGCCGTTTGATCTCGTTGGTGAGGTGACGGGAGGTGCACTCCTGGACTTCCGCTTCGGTTGGGGTGCGGTTCGCGGGCGGCTGGCAGCGGCAAACGTTATCGAGCCAGACTCCCTGGCGTGATATCCCGTTGAGGTCGAGGTGGTGGCGGGCCTCCTCCCCCGAGGATCCGATGAGCGGGCGACCCCACTTGTTCTCCTCCCAGCCCGGAGCCTCGGCGATGACCATGACGCGAGGATGGGGGACGGGGGTCGTGGAGTAGAACTCACCCGCTACGGGCTTCACGCCTCGGGCCGCGAGGGAGCATGCTTGACACTTCATCGGTCCTCCCCATCCCGAATGGACTTGAACAACTCCACTCTGGTCTCCCTGTCCTCTATGGGGTCTAGGTTCTTCATGGCTTCAGTGGCCCGACGCCAATTCTCCAGTTCCTCTTCGGTTTTACACGATATCACGTTGACTTTATACCCGGAGACGTCAAACGTATATCCCGTGTACTCTTCGACATCCGAGGTCAACTCCACTTCCGTTATGTGCCTGAGTATACCAAACATGTTTACCGCCACAATCTCCGGGACTACGATATCGAAGTCCGAATCAGGTCTAGCGGGTCCATAAGCCCTGGTTCCAGTAAGAAATATACGCGGGCTATTATGTGCGATTTCCTCTGAGATTCTCATCGGTCCTCCTTCGCCAAACCTGCGGCATTCAATCGCTCCACCCAACCTGCGGCATTCACGCGGTCCACAATCCCCTGAGCCAGCTCGTAATCCCGCAAGCTCACCTTAGTCTCGTCTCCCCTCTTCACCAGCCACAGATCGCACGTGCACGGTTTTCGCCCGCAGGTGCACTCTGCCAGCTCAACGCTCCATAGTGTGTCTTCCATTTGGTCCCTCCTTTGCGGGTAAAGGGTGGCGGGCTACTTGTGCCGCCACACCCGCATCAATTCGTTCTCGTTTCCCGTCCAATCCTGAAGCCTGCAGCCAGTTGGGAAGCGATAATCGTCGTTCATCCCCCCGACCTCACACTTGCTCCAGAACGGGCACTCACTGCAATTCTTAATTGTGACGTAATAACGCTTCGTCCGATCCGTCTGCTCCAGCGGGTTGAGGTTGACGCCTAATCCCATAGCTTTATCCCCTTATAGTAGTTTGTTAGTTTCGCCTTCGTCCAGGCCCGAAGCCTATCGTGGAAACGGTACAAGTTTAACCAGGTCCGGCGCTCGCCGGGAACGTGGATCTCGTACATGGGGTTCTCCAGGTATTCCCAACCCTCCTCGCTAAGCCACGCGAGGGTAGCCCAGAGCCAAGAGGGGTAGGAGGCGGTCGCGGCCTTATCCACCCAACAGAAGGTGGAGGGTGCGAGGTTCATCCGCCGGGCAAAGAAGCGGGAGTGGCAAAGGACCTCCTCGTACCACCACTGGCTACGGGTTAAGCGATAGACCAGGTTGGCACCGAAGATGGAGTGCTGGTCGCCACAAGGTCCGTCCATGGTTCGGCAGCCCCAATAACCCCAATCATGCACAATAGCCGCGAGGATGCGACCGGGGAGGGATGGAGGCTTGGAGTCGGGATACGGGTAAAACTTAGACCACACCCTCAATACGAAAAAGGGGTGGATGGCGAATTGGTGGCAGCCGAAAAGCAGCGAGCGAGTTCCGAGTTTCATGAGTTCTCCTTTATTTCCTTTATGATCGCCTCGTTCCACCAGTCAGCCCATGCCTGGGCACGGGCGCCTTCAAGATGCACATTCCCAGCTGCAAGGTATCGCCTGTCTTTTTCAGAGTTGCCTACATGACGCCCCCAAAAACGAAAACGAACTTCGTTGAAGCTATTTATAAACCAGTACTGAGTTCCATCCTTTGGTGCCTCAACCTCCGGCCTTGGCAACTCCACACCGCCGATGTTGATTGTCGGGTGTTCCTGTTGTTCTGTCTTTTTAATCTGCTCTGTAAAAACCCATACCTTTCGTCCGGCTGGATACTTGTTGTTATTTGATTCGAGCAACAAAACCTCAACTGCCTCTCCCGATTGTTCCACCACAACTGCTCTCAGCGGTATAGCAAAGCGAAATCTATCATAAACCAAAACGGTTTGCCCGGCCTGGAACGGGGGTTCTTTGCGGTGGTATTCAGCATATTCTATCCAGTTTGGCTGTCTGTCTAAAGCTTTCCAATGGTCCGCAGAATTCCATTTGAATTCCCACAACTCCCAAGGCCGTTCATAATTCTTGCAATCTTCCTCATACTGCTTTTTCAGTTCTTCGTGTGCCATCACTCCCCTCCTGGATTTAATTGTTTAATTACATTTTTCGCAAGTTTAGGGCCTATCCCATCGATCCCCAGCAGCTCGTCTTCCGTTGCGGTCACGAAGTCCAGAGGATCCACAAACGCCTCCCCCATCTTCCGCGCCTTATCCCATCCGATACCGTCGAGTTGAGCCGCGAGACGGGTGACTAGGTTGGGCTTCCGGAGACTCGCGTACTCTTGGGGTTTCTGCCATTGGAGATGGGATTTATGCTTCGCCCAGGGCCGGGACCACCAACCGTAAACCGTATCAAGCCAGCGCCCTGTCTCCCACTGATTGCTGGTGGCGACGACCTGGACTCCGCAGAGAATGGAGACGGACTGAAGGAAAGCCCAGACGTCCCGCGCCATGAAGCGCCTCGACCCTTGCGCGATTGGGGTCCACCCGTTGCCCCTGGGCTTCATGAGGACGCCAGAGCGCCGATCGGGTCGCCATATCCCCTCTACCAGGAGATACACGAAACCGTACTCCTCCTTCAACCCGATGAGCTGATGGCCCACTAGACGACCCGACGTCATACTCTGGATCAGGTCCCGGATCCCCTTGCGCTCTACCCCGACGTCAATCTGACCCCGAGGCCCGCAACCGCTGAAGGCAAAGTCCGCGTATTCCAGGCGGCACAGGGCCTTGGGGGAATTGATGAACGGAAAGATCTCCTTGGATCCCACTCTGTCATCGACGAGTATGATAGTACACCTCCTGTAGTTCTTCTTGACTGGGGGTATCTTCACAGAACTGGCAATTCATACATATAGTTCTAAACCCCTCTGGAAAGTCATTCTTGATTATCCACGTGTAAAACTCAATATCTGAAGCCCTTAACTCTTTTTTGTGTTTAGTTCCTCCTCCATATATATGGTCTATACTCAAACAGGCCAATCTATCTTCGCCACACAATACACACTCTAGTGTTCCATTACTATAGTAATTCAAAATCTTCAATTTATCGATCAACCTTCTGAACTTTTTACTTCTTCTTTGTCTTTCCTTTCTGTTTTCTGGGTTTCTATCATTCCACCTCTTTATGCCCATTTTTTGGTTTCTTTTCTAGTTTTCAAACCCGGCTTTACTTCTACGGGCTTTTTATCTTTTAACTGCTCCACTCATCTGGTTCCTCCCTTTCCGTCTCGAACCGTTCCGTCTCGGATTCCACCTCGGGCAACTCGTACCCGCGACCGGCGCAACAGGGGCAACTGGTTCCGTCCGCCGGCCCCTCTCCAGTCCCGGCGCAACAGGGGCAATCCGGGAGCCAGCCTTCCTTCAACAGTTCCTCAAACATGGGTCCTCCTCGTCCTCGGATGTACCTGGACGTGTGCGTGAATTCCGAGGGACGCCCGATTCTGGTGGACGACGCAACAAGCCATGTCGGGCCGCTTGGGGTCGTAGGTCCAACGTTCGTTGATTTCCCCTGCAATCTCGCGAATCTTCTCCCGAGGTCCGTAGCACCAGGAGCGCAGGTCGAGGGCGCGGACCGGGTCAGTTCCGTGAAGGTCGTTAGGGTGGGTTTGGGGTCGCCAGCTTTCCGTGACTACCACCCCATGGCGCTCCACCAACCAGGTGAGGATGTCGAGGAGGTAGGGGTGGAAGACTTGAGTGGCAAATCCCATGGCGATGCTGGAGTCTTTGATCCAAAATTCTCCAGGGGATACGATGTCTGGGGTTTGATATTTGATCAGGTTCATGGGTCTCTCCTTTACTAGTTTCGGGTAACGGGTTACATCCACGCGCTAGGGTCCACGTTTGGCAGAACGTTCATCGCCAGCATGGGGAAACTGCAGCTATCACCCTCCAAGACCTCTCCGGCCAAATCCGGGTTCTGTCTGCAGTCTTTCACCCAAAGGCAGAATTCTCCGCCAGACTCGGGGTCATACCGGTATACTTGAGCGTTCACTTGGACCAGAAACCCCATATCGGAGAAGCCCGCGCGCTCCCACTCCCCCGTCCTCTTGTCGTTGATGTATTGAGCCTTCATCTTGTGTAGTAGGATTAGGTTCTTGTCCCACTTGTACGCCTCGCGGATGAGGGCGCGGAATTCGGCGTTGACGGGTCCGTACTGGTAGGGCATAACCTGCGTCAGTCTCCCGAACCTCGCCATCCTCAGGAGCTCCCAGATCTCCGTTGCCGTGTCCACCACGATCGAGCGAACCTCAGAGCCCTTCATCAGGTCGAGGTAGGCGGACTTGAATCGGTCCCACTCCGCCGGAGCCTCCTCCGCCGCATCCTCATCGATTCGCGCGACATCCTTCACCCACACTTCCTTCTCCTTTTCGAACTTCTCCGTCACTCCCTCCTCCCCGATATCTGTCGAGAAAAGGGCGACGGGTCCTGGAGCCGTGAGGGCGAAGTGTGTCTTTCCCTGCTTCTCCAGGCCGGCAACCGAAACGATAATCCGGTCATGGGACTCCCGATCCTGGGAGCGCGTGAAGTTATGCTTCTTGAGTGTCATTTTCCCGTCCTTCCTCCCTAACTATTTCCTGCCCCAAAATTACAGATGGGTCTACCTGAACCAGTAATCCGGTCAGAACACCCGCCCGGTATTTCTCGTTAGACTCTATAACCTCGTTCCAGTGTATACCCCCAATAAGCCTGGATATAACTCCCGCGTAAGAGTTAAG